TTATGAAATGGCTCACTTCCGTTTATTAACGGATACTAACTTTTTACCTTATGGTAGATCATATTTAGAGCCTGCTCGTAAATTGTTTAAACAATATACTATGATGGAAGATGCGATGTTAATTCATCGTATTGTTAGAGCGCCTGAAAAACGTATATTTTATATTAATGTTGGAAATATTGCACCTGCTGAAGTAGAAAATTTTATGCAGAAAACAATTTCCAAAATGAAACGTACTCCATATATTGATCAACAAACTGGTGATTATAACTTGAAGTACAACATGCAAAATCTACTTGAAGATTTTTATATCCCTGTTCGTGGCAATGACAGTGCAACTAAAATTGATAATTTAGCAGGCCTACAGTGGGATGGTATTCAAGATGTCACTTACTTAAGAGATAAATTATTTGCTGCTCTTAAAGTACCTAAAGCATTTATGGGTTATGAAAAAGATTTAACTGGTAAAGCAACACTAGCTGCAGAAGATATTCGATTTGCTCGCACAATTGAACGTCTTCAACGTATTGTAATATCTGAGTTAACTAAAATTGCTCTAGTTCACTTATATGCTCAAGGATATCGTGATGAAAGCATGACAAACTTTGAATTATCATTAACTACTCCTTCTATCATATATGATCAAGAAAGAATTGCATTAATGAAAGAAAAAGTTGATCTAGCTAATCAAATGATGGAAGGTAAATTAATGCCTACTGATTGGATTTATGAAAATATATTCCATTTGAGTGAAGATCAATATGATGAATATAGAGACTTGATTCTTCAAGATGCAAAACGTAAGTTCCGTTTAGCACAAATTGAGAATGAAGGAAATGATCCACTTGAAACAGGTAAATCTTATGGTACTCCACATGATTTAGCTTCTTTATATGGAAGAGGTAGATATGAAAATGGTGAAGTACCTGTTGGGTATGATGAAGAAAAAGATTTAGGTCGCCCTGAAGAAAAAGTAACAGACAAAAATTCTCAAGACAACGCACTTGGAAAAGATAGAATAGGAGCTGTAGGCATGAAAGTAGATGGAGACGAATCAGATTCAATTAAACCTAAATTTCAAGGTGGTTCTCCTTTAGCACTTGAAGTTAAATCTAAACGAAATAAAAACGCTTACCAGTTTAACAAAATTAAAAACCAAGAAAAACAAATTATATTTGAATCGGATATTAGAGGAAATTCGCTATTAGATGAATCTCAAATACGAGAATAAAAAAATTCTATATATTTATAAATAAACAAATATAACAAGAATGCAAGTAAAACATTCAAAGTATAAAAATACGGGTATCCTCTTTGAACTTTTAGTTCGACAAATTACCACAGATTTCGTTAAAACGGAATTAGGTCGTGAGTACAAGTTGTATGAAACCTTGTTAAAAAGAACATCATTAACAGAAGCTAAAGCTAATATAGTTATTAGTACTTTAACTGAATCTTCTAAGACACTAAATAGAGGAGTCATTAAAAGACAAAAATATAACTTGATTAATGAAATTCAAAAACATTACGATTTAAATGAATTTTTTAATCATAAACTTCCCAATTACAAAGTATACGCTGCTTTTTACACTTTATTAGAAATTAATAATGTTCAAGTTAATAATCCTGATCAAGTTATTACTAATAAAGTAACCATTTTAGAACATTTAACTGCTGCTCAAATTGCTGAAAGTAAAGTTAAAGATGATGTAATGGAAGAATTTGAAAAAGCAGATAAAGATGTTCGTTTTCTTGCTTACAAGATGGTGTTAGAAAACTTTAACACTAAATATGACGAATTACACCCAAAACAAAAAACAATCCTTAAAGAATACATTACTTCAGTTGACAATACATCTCGTTTAAAAGAATTTTATACAAATAAAGTAAACGAAATTAAAGAGGAATTAACATCTTTAAATAAAAAGACTAAAAACCAAGTTACTAAAATTAAAATTAACGAAATTATTTCACTTGTAACTCCCCCAGCTAAAAACGCTAAGATTACAGATAATGATTTGGTTGATTTGTTACAGTACTATGATTTAATTAATGAGTTAGAAACTGTAAATGGATAAGCTTAAAGAAATAATCAGAAAAAAATTAAAAGAAATGTCTGCTACTAACGTAGGAGGCGCTTCTTTTTCTGCTGGACAAGGTGAAGGTTATGCTACACCAGCAGCATTCGCTTCTAAAACAAACTCCAAAGGAACTAAAAATATTTATTATTATAAATTAGGATTTAAACCAGTTCCTAACATTAAACCAAAATCTTACGACAAGAAAAAATTGTGGGAAGATGAAATGTTAAATGAAATGAACGAATTCCAAAAGAAACGTTTAGAAGGTTTAGATGAAATAGAAAAATTAATGAATGATATTACACCATTAATATCAAATGCAAAAAATGATACAATTGAACTATATGGTGGAAATGCAGGTTCATATGATATAACACAACCAATTGAGATAGTTAAAAATTATCTCCAAGAAATAAAACAACTTCTAACAGAGAAATAAATGAAAAAGACATTACAAGATCAGTATTTGTTAATTAAAGAAGGTAAAGGACATAAAGGTGTTTTCCTTAGAAGGTAAAGGACATAAAGGTGTTTTCCTTAATGAGGCAAAACGTCAATTCCCTAATATCGTTCGTAACGCAGCTACATTTGATGAAGCTGTAGCATCATTGCAAACTAAAAACATTATCTCTGAAAATGTAATTGGTTTAACTACTGTTGCAGGTTATGAACCTCGTAAAAAAGAATCATATGAAACTGCGTTTGAAGCATTTTTAGCTGAAGCTAAGAAAAAAGAAAACGAAGACGAAAAAGTTAAAGCAGAAGAAAAGAAAGTTTCTAAGCCTGTAGAAAAAGATCTTGAGAAAAATTTTGATTATTCAGACGAAAAAAATCCTGATAATATGATCTTTGGTCAAATTATGATGGGTTATTATGCTGAAATGAAAGATCCTAAAAATTCTGAAAAAACAATAGAAGAATTAAAGGATATCGTATTTAAAAATTTAGCTAAAGATCCAATTTACTATACTAAAAATGCTCAATTTGGTGTTAAAGATTTAGGTTACACTGATGAAGCACCTGCTTTAGGTATGCCTAAAGAAGCTAAAGGAAAATATAAATCATCTGGATATGGTGACTTAAATGAAGCCCAAGACAAAGATGTAGCTAGAGCTTTTAAAAATATAGGAGATGCTTTTTTAGCAGAACCAAAAAAATCTGGTAAATCAGCTGATGAGCTTAAAGCTATTATAGATAAACGAAATAAAGAAAGAGAAGAAGAACTACGTAAAGTAGTTCGTGAAATGATTGATGAAGAGATTGAAGAAGCATATCAATTAAAAAACATTAATCTTAAAGCTCCACCAAAAGATAGAGAAGAAAGAGACCCACAAGATTTCTTTACCATTTATCTAACACAAGCTACAGAAGATTTAATGAAAAAGAATCAACATTTAAGAGTATTAAAAGACCCTAAAAATCCAGAAATAATTAAAGGAGTTGCTATTCGTTCTAGATTTATATCTCCAAAGAATTTAAAAACATTGCCTTATGATATTAACCCAATGTTTCTTAATTTCTTAACCACAGCTAATAATATTGGAGGTGAAACATCTCTTCCTACAAAAGAAGGAGTTATGGATACATATACTCTTTTAAACAATGTTAATGTAGGTAGAGATGGAAGACTTTCTTTTAGAATGCCTAACCCCAAAGCAACACCTAAAATGGAAGATTTGATGGAAAGTGTTGAAAAAGACCTTGCAGATATCAATAAAGAAGCAGAACACGAAGTTTTACAAGCTAAATTAGATAAAATTGATGCTTTAATTGATCATAGACGTTCAAAACTTTCAAAACTTGATGAAGATGAAGATATGAAAGCTTTAACTGATAAGAAAAAAGTTAAAGAACTTGAAAAAGATATCAAAAAATTAGAGCAAGCAAGATCTAAAGTTGAAAAAATAATGTCAAAATTTAAAGGTAAGAAAAAAGAGGTAATTGATGAAGATGGTATTATTGATGAAGCTGAAGGAGATCCAAAAGATGTTAAAGATATGAGTAAAGATCTTGACAAAGTTAAAAAAACTATGACTGACTTATCTAAAATTGAAATTTTTGAAGAGGAAAATTTAGATCAAGAAACTGTAAATGGAATTACTAAAGAATATAATAACATTTATGTAAAAAATGGAAGAGTAACTGATCAAGAAATTGAAAAAATTGCAGACCAATACAAATTTAATCAAAAAGCAGCAATCATAGACTATTTAACAGGATACGATCCAGGAACAGAATTTGATATCTAAGATGAATAAAGAACTTTTAATAGAAACTAGACGATTCTCTCCTAAACCTGTTAGTTTATTGGAGGGAATGTCTAACAATGGAAATGTTTTCGTTGAAGGTATTTTAGCTACTGTTGAGGTAAAAAATGGTAACGGAAGGTATTATAAAAGAGAATTATGGGAGCGCGAAATTGACAATTTCATGCGCAAAATTCAAATGAAATCTACTGAAACATGTGGTGAATTAGATCACCCTGACTCGCAAGTAATCAACTTAAAAAATGCATCACATGCAATACGTGAAGTATATTGGAAAGGTGATGAAATATGGGGTAAAGTCGAAATATTCTCCGACCCAGGAGATCTAGGTACCTCCTCAGGCCGCATTGCTGGTGCATTGGTTAAAAATGGTTTAATTATTGGTATTTCTTCTCGTGGGATGGGTTCATTAAAGCAAATGGGTGAGGTGATGGAGGTACAAGATGATTTTGAATTATTAACTTGGGATTTAGTATCCAACCCTTCAAACCCAGATTCGTGGATGAAAAATGGAGCATTAAATGAATCACGTTCAACATTTTTAGACCTATACTCTAAAACAAATTCAATAATTACTGAAATATTATGTGCAAAAGGTAGTTGTCCTATCTTTTAAAGATTTGCAAACCAGTGAAAAATTGCCCTCTTTTTTGAGGACTTTTTTTTACCTTGCGACTTTGAATGTTTTTACACATATATATAACCTGAATATACCACCCCTCGCACTTATGTGGTATCTAATTAATTAAATTCTATTACGTTTTTTAAATAAACGTACTTTCCCAACAAAATAATTTAGGAAAAAAATGGCAACAAACAGAGCAATGCTTAAAGAAGCAATCGCTGACGCTAAAGCTGTTAAAGAAACTGCAATAGCAAACGCAAAAGCAGCTCTTGAAGAAGCTTTTACACCTCAATTAAAATCAATGCTTTCTTTAAAACTTCAAGAAATAGAAGAAATGGATGAAATGGAAGACAAAGACATGTACGAAATGGAAGACAAAGAACCTATGGAAGAAGGTGAAGACAAAGACATGATGGAAGTTGATTTAGAAGAGCTTTTAGCAGAGTTAAATGAAGAAGAGGACGAAATGGAAGAAGGTCTTTACGAAGCCGAAGAAGGAGAAGAATCCGAAGAAGGTAAAGAAGAAGGTGAACCATTAGAACTCGAAGACATGACCGATGAAGACCTTAAATCAATGATTGAAGATGTTATTAAAGACATGATTAAATCAGGTGAACTTGAAGCTGGACACGAAGGTGAAGGTGAAGAGAAAGAAGAAGGTGAAGAAGAGGAAATGGAAGATGAAGAAGAAATAGATTTAGCAGAATTATTAAGAGAAATCGAAGAAATGGAAAATGACAAGATGTACGAAGAAAAAGATGAAGTTGAAGAAGGTTTAGGGAGCTTTATAAAAGGAGTTCTTAGCCCATACAAATCTTTTGTTGAAAAATTCCTTCAAAAGAATTCTGCATTAGCTGCTAAAGCTAAAGGTGGTGATGAAGATGCATATGATAAACTATATGCTGCATTTAACAACCATATGAAAGATGAAGGTATTTCTGGAGGAGCAAGAAATGAATATATTGGACCTTTTAATGCTGTCTTCGGAAAAACAGGTGAAGGCGCTTACAAAGGCGGAAAATTCTCAGCCCCTGGATCTAGTGAATTTAGTGGAGGACAAGTAGGTGAAAATCTTCAATCTGAATTAGCTGAAGCTTATTCAACTATTGAAACTCTTAAAAATGAATTGAATGAAATCAATTTGCTAAACGCTAAATTACTTTATTCAAACAAAATTTTCAAAGCGAAAAATTTGAACGAAAGTCAAAAGGTTAAAGTATTAAGTTCGTTTGATAAAGCAACAACTGTAGGTGAAGTAAAAATGGTATTCGAAACTTTAAATGAGGGAATTAAAGTAACAAAGAATATAATTAAAGAAAACCTAGGAAGTGCTTCAAAACTAACTGGTACTCCAACCGTTAAAAAACCAATCGTAGAGTCAAACGATGCATTTTTAAGAATGCAAAAATTGGCAGGATTAATTTAATTTTAAACTAAAAACAAAAAACAAAAAACAATGTCAAGTATTAATTCTTTATTAGAAAGTGCTGCGTCAGGTTGGAAAAACCTACAAAGCGATGCTGCTCGTATGGCCTCTAAGTGGGGTAAAACGGGTCTAAGTACTGGTACAGGAACAGCAACTTTTACTGTAGGACAAGGTGAGCAATGGGCTGGTGTAGCTCTTCCATTGGTACGTAAAGTATTTGGTTCTTTATCAACTAAAGAATTCATGTCTGTTCAACCAATGAACTTGCCTTCTGGACTAGTATTCTTCTTGGATTTCCAATATGGTGCTTCATCTAAAGCTGCCCCAACAGGCCCATTTGGCCCTAGTGGAGATACTTACGGTGCTACTTCATCTATGTACGGTAATACTAACCCTGCTAACGGTGCAGACCCTACTAATGGTTTGTATGGTGCTGGTAGATTCGCATACTCAATCAACCAATTCTCAGCTTCTGTTCAAGTATCTCGTTCAGTAGCTACATGGGAAGATGTAGAATATGATGCTGCACTATCTGCTTCAGTTGCTGCTGGTAGTTATTCAAAAGTTACATATCATGTAGGTACTGGTACCAATGTTACTCGCCCAGACTTTAAAGGTGTTCGTGCATTTGTTCCGGCTTCATCATCTGAAGCTACTCCATCTGCTGAAATTTATGCTCGTTTGTTACCACAGTATACTTCTACTAATGGTTCAACAACTATTTCCTTTATCATGTCTGGTTCAGCTACAGCTGCTGGTTCAAATACCCCAGTACCAGGTACAGGTTCAGTTGTAACAGCAAACACATTATTTTATAATGTACAACCAGCTGATAATTTTAGAGGTGATTTTGAAGATAATTCAGGAGCTGGATATCCAAATGCTGAATCTACAACAGCTGATCAATTGGCTATTCCACAAATTAACATCCAAATGAAATCTGAAGCTATTGTTGCTAAAACTCGTAAGTTAAAAGCACAATGGACACCAGAATTCGCTCAAGATTTGAATGCTTACCAATCTCTTGATGCTGAATAGATATGTTGATTCAAGATGCTTCTGCTGCTGATGAATATTGGAACGTTCAAAACAACCAACAGTTAAATGCTGCTAAATCTGGATACACAGATCTTAACTTCTTTAATACTCAAGGTCAGTGGTTCCAAACTTTAGGAACTAAAATGCAGAAGGTTTCTAACAAAATCCACCAGAAAACACTTCGTGGAGGTGCTAATTTCTTAGTATGTTCTCCAGGTGTAGCAACTATCCTTGAATCAATCCCTGGATTTGCTTCATCTTCTGATGGTGATGTTACTAAAGCTTCTTATGCATTTGGTATCCAAAAAGCTGGTCAAATGAATAGCCGTTACACAGTTTATAAGAACCCTTATATGACTGAAAACGTCATCTTAATGGGTTATAGAGGATCTCAATTCTTAGAAACTGGTGCCGTATTTGCTCCATATGTTCCATTAATTATGACTCCACTTGTATACGATCCAGATACCTTTACACCAAGAAAAGGTCTCTTGACTCGTTACGCTAAGAAAATGATTCGTCCTGAATTCTTCGGTCGTATCTTTGTTAGCAACTTGAACTTAATCTAATAAATAGAACATAGTTTAAAAAGAGCCTGGCGAAAGTCAGGCTTTTTTTGTATATGTATTATCAAATAGTTATTATGGCAGATTATAACCGTACACCGGAAGCACAAGAGGTTTTTAAAACAAAAAGAAAACCCAAAGGTCCTATTAAGTTCAATATTCAATTAAACGAAGAACAGAAAAAAGCTAAAGAACAAATTTTACATAATACTGTTACTATCTTAAAAGGTAAAGCAGGATCAGGTAAATCTTTGTTAGCAGCAAATGTAGCTCTTGATTTGTTGTTTAGTAGAGAAATTGAAAAGATCATTATCACTAGACCAACAGTAGTAGCAGGACAAGATATTGGATTCCTCCCAGGTGATGTAAATGAGAAATTAGCTCCATTTACTGCTCCAGTATATGAAAACATGCATCGTTTATACCCAAAAGAAAAAATTGAAAAATGTATTGCTGAAGGTGAAATAGAAATTGTACCTGTATCTTTTATGCGAGGTAGAAATTTTACAGATTGTTTAGTTGTAGTAGATGAAGCACAAAATTTAACAGATAATCAAACTGAACTTTTGTTAACTCGTATATGTCATGGTTCTAAAATGATATTTTGTGGAGATGGTGCTCAAATTGATTTAAAAGATCGTAAAACATCTGGTTTTGATGTTGTGTGTAAACATATGAAAGATGTACCTGGATTCGGGGTTGTAACATTACAAACCAATCACAGACATGCAATAGTTGATCATATTTTAGAAGTATACAAAGACATTAGAGGGTAATTTGCAAGTAACAGCCTTTTCTAATATTTATAAATAAAATATAGAATGGCTAACTTATATGTAACCATTACGGAAGAAATTACTCTCCCTAATACTACTAGAGAAAAAACAAATGTTTTTAAAACTATTTCGAACGTTAATCAAATTTTACGTCGAGTAGATACTATTACTACTACATTTAGTGGTTCTGGAATTGAAATTTTACGTTTTTGTGATAGTGAAGAAGAACAAACAGGAGGAGCATTTGTAAAATCTGATGTAAAATACGTTAGGATTACAAATTTATCTACAACATATGATACTTCTCTTTATTTGTATGCTAATAATGCAGAAATTGCCGTTTTTAATTTAAATCCTGGAAAAACTATCATGTTGGGGGATGCAGATATGAATTCATTTTCAATGTCTGATTATGTAGACCCAACATATGTAGATATATCATATTTTAGTTCATACGAATATATAAATTCAATAAAAGCAAAAGCAATTTCTGGAAGCGTCCAATTAGAATACTTTGTAGCATCAACTTAA